TTTTGAAAATCTAATTAGAAAAGTAGTTAGAGAAGAAATCGATTATGCGTTACGTAGAGAAATTAAATCACTTAAAGAAGATTTACGTGATGAACTAAAACCAACTATAATAGAACATACTGAAAGAATAGTTGAAGTACCTAAACAAAATTCTTTAAAAGAAAAAATAATGGGTACTTCACCAATAAAAAAGAAAAATTATACTCCCCAACAATTTACTAGTAATTCAGCCTTAAATGATTTATTAAATGAAACAGCATCGGGAGACACAAGCTTGGAATCGGGAAATTCACCAGTAAGTTTATCTGATCCCTTTGCATCAGGAGCCCCTATGCCCATGGATACAACAGGTATGCCCGAATCAGTAGCAAATGCAGTAACAAGAGATTATAGTGGTTTAATGAATGCAATTAATAAGAAAAAAGCAAAATAAATAAATGCCAATAATAAGAGGAATAAAAAGAATTAGTCCCTTAGATCTTAACAAAAATGTTACGATAGGGGTTGCCTTTCCTATAAATGAAGTAAATTTATTTAAAGGAACTGAAACTATAGAAGAACAATCTAAAGCTAATCTTATAAACCTTTTATTAACAGAACCAGGAGAAAGAATAAATTTACCTGATTATGGTATTGGTTTAAAACAACTTTTGTTTGAACAAAATGTAGATTTAATTTCATTAAAAGAACTTATAATAAAACAAGCAGCATTTTATATCCCAAATATACTAGTAACGGATGTAGAACTAGGTACATCAGAAGATGAACACTCATTATTTATTTCTATAACATATAGATCTATATTAGATAACTCAGAAGATAGTATTCAATTAAATTTTAACTAATGGCTTATTCAAAAGTATCAAATAAATCACAAGACAAAGATGTAAAATATATAAGTAAAGATTTTAATTCTTTTAAAAACCAACTTATTGAATTTACTCAAACTTATTTCCCTGAAAATTTTAATGATTTTAGTGAAGGAAATCCGGGAATGATGTTTTTAGAAATGGCTGCCTATGTAGGTGATGTTTTATCTTTTTATACCGATACACAACTTAGAGAAGCATTTTTAAATGTTGCACAAGATAGGGAAAATATTTTTAATATGGCGTATGCCATGGGTTATAGACCTAAAGTAACAACCACTGCTAATACTAATTTAGAAATATCTCAATTAATTCCATCCAAAATAGTAAATGGATCTTATGTACCAGATTATGATTATACTTTAACTATACAACAAAATTCGACTTTTAATTCAACTGAAGGAGCAACATTTTATACAACTGATGATGTTAGATTTTCATTTTCATCTTCATTTTCTCCAACAGAAGTAAGTATATATCAATATGATGAATCAAATAATCCTGAATATTATCTACTTAAAAAAACCGTAAATGCCGTTTCAGGAGAAACAAAAACCCAAAGTTTTAGTGTGGGATCTCCCGAAAGATTTTTAACTTTAAATTTATTTGATACTAATGTTATATCAATAGAATCTATAGTAGATTTAGATGGTAATGAGTATAGTGAAGTACCTTATTTAGCTCAAGATACTATTTTTGAAGAAATAAATAATATAGCAGCTAATGATCCTGAACTCCATGCTTATAACCAACAAACCCCTTATCTTTTAAAATTAAAAAAAGTACCAAGAAGATTTGTTTCTAGATTTAAAGCTAATAATCAATTAGAATTACAATTTGGGGCAGGTATAAGTGATAAAGCTGATGAAGATATTATCCCTAATCCAGATAATATAGGTTTAGGAATTAAAGATGGAAGAAGTCAACTTGATAAAGTTTTTGATCCTTCAAACTTTTTATACACAAAAGCCTATGGACAAGTTCCTTCAAATACTACGTTAACAGTAACATATCTTGTAGGAGGAGGTTTAGAATCAAATGTTAATTCTAATACTATTATAACACCAGCAACTACTTTTATTATTAGTAAACCTAATATTAATTCAAGCATGGTAAATTTTATTAAAAGTAATATTACATCTAATAATTTAGAAGCTGCAAGAGGAGGTGGGGGTGGAGATTCACTAGAAGATATTAGATTAAATACTATAGCTAATTTTTCATCTCAGCAAAGAACTGTAACTAAAGAAGATTATTTAGTTAGAACTTTATCTATGCCTCCCCAATTAGGTAGAATTGCAAAAGCATATATAACACAAGATGATCAAATTTCTCCATTAACAAATGAACCAAATCGTATACCTAATCCTTTAGCATTAAATTTATATACTTTAGGGTATAATAGTAATAAACAATTAACTACACTAAATACAGCTACTAAAACTAATTTATCTACTTATTTAGAACAATATAGAATGTTAACAGATGCTGTTAATATTAAAGATGCATTTGTAATTAATATAACCTTAGATTTTGAAATTACTGTATTTAAAAACTATAATAACCAAAGAGTATTGTTAGATTGTATTACAGAACTTAAAGATTATTTTAATATAGATAAATGGCAAGTAAATCAACCTATTGTAATATCAGAAGTAAAAAATTTAATAGGAGGAGTAGATGGAGTACAAACTGTAGAAAATGTACTTTTTGAAAATATTAGTGGTACAACATTAGGTTATTCACAATATAGATATTCTTTTGATAGAGCAATTAGAAACGAAATAATTTATCCATCCTTAGATCCTAGTATATTTGAAATTAAATATCCGGATACTGATATAAAAGGACGAGTAACAACATATTAAAATGGCATATTACTTTATATTTCCTGAATTAGATACAACCTTATATAGTCATCCTAATAGATCAGAAATGAACTCAGGTGGTGATGAATTACTAGAAATAGTAAAAGAAAGAGGTAATACAAATCAAGTTTTATATCCTTCAAGAATTTTATTAAAATTTAAAAATGAAGATATCCAAACAACTATATCCGATATTGTAGGTCATAATAATTTTCCCCTATCTAAAGTTAATTTAAATTTAACGTCTGCAGAACCTAAAAATTTACTTCAAACTCTTAATTTAAAATTATTCACAGTATCACAATCATGGGAAGAAGGAACAGGTAGATATTCTAATTTACCAACAGGTTCTAATGGAGCTAGTTGGAAATTTAGAAATAATACCATTATAAAACATGAGTGGAGAACTTCTAGTTTTGCACCGGGTTCAACAGGATCAGTAGATAGTGCATCCCCCATAACTAAAGGAGGTGGTGTTTGGTATACAGGTAGTGGTTTTGAAGTTACTCAACAATTTTTAGTTGGAGATTCTTTAGATACGAATTTTGATGTAACTGATATAATATCAAAATTTAGTCAAAGTATATTTAATAGTGCTGTTTACCCTAATGGTATTGTAAATAATGGATTTTTAATAAAAAAACCAGATGCTATAGAAGCTAATACTTCACATAGTTTTGGTCAATTACAATATTTTTCCGTAGATACTCATACTATACATCCTCCTAAATTAACTTTTAAATGGGATGATAGTATCCATAATTCACAATCTTTAGCTAAAATAAAAGGAGATCTTCATGTTACTCTTTATAGAAATAGAGAAACATATAATCAAAACGATGAAGCCTTTTTTAGAATTCATGTACGTGATAGATATCCTATTAGACAATTTGCCTCTTCATCTAATTATTTAAATCCAGGATATTTTACAACATCATCTTTTTATAGTATAAGAGATGCTTATACAGAACAAGAAATAATCCCTTTTGATACATCATATACTAAATTAAGTGCAGATGATGAAGGTATGTTTTTTAAATTACATATGAAAGGTTTACAACCTGAAAGATACTATAGAATTTTATTTAAACATACTAATGATGAGGGTACAAAAGTTTATGATGATAACTATTATTTTAAAGTAATAAGATAATGGCTTTAAAACAAATACCATTACAAAAAATTGTTATTAGTAATAAAAATTCTAATGATAGATATAAAAAGAATTTTGATCAGTTAGCTAAATCTTCAGAAGAATTTAATGTAGAAGTAGTAAAAAATATATACGACAGTATATTTTATAAAATTCCTAAAAGAGGAAATAGTTCTCATTCTGATATTATAGAACAAAGTTATAATTATGTTTATGAAGATATTAATAAACAAAAAGACGTTAAAATATCTAATTTAAAAGAAGAATTAAATAATTTAACAATTCAGTTAGATAAATTAGAACAACCTGAAATTAAAGAGCACCCTATATATGGTAATTTTACTTTTTTAAAAGCAGGAGATAATGGAGTCCAATATCAAGGAATGGACACTATATATGTTATGCAAGAAGGAGTTAAAAGAGTAATAGAATTAGAACCATATTATATTCTTAGGAAGGCTTTAGGTTTACCAGAAGATCTTTCAGGTATAATATATGTACCTGTAGAAATTCTAAACGCTATAGATACTGCAACCCCCATAGTTAATGCAAATGCGCTTAATATAACCCGAATTATAGGCCAAGATATAGATATACAGTTAATAGCCCCATATTATGA